CCATAACCGCCATGAATTGAGCTAAACTCGTTGCTCCTTCTTCCGCAGCTAAGTTAGTTGTTGCTCCTAAGTCCGCTATTGTTTTTGTGAAGTCCACAATGTTTTCTGCTTTAATTCCTAATTGTCCAGCTACTTCTCCGATACGAGATAACTCGTTGGCACTTACTGGAATTTGTGTTGATAGATCTAAGAAACTTTGTCTAATATTGTTTAACTGCTCTGGTGTACCATTTACAGTTTTAACAACTCCAGCAAAAGCACTCTCGAAATCTATCGCTGCTTTACCTGCTAGATACATTCCTGTTGATAGTCCAGCTGTTACTCTTGACAATCCGTCTCCAAATCCACTCATCTTTTGTCCAAATGCTTGAACTCTTCCACCCACATCATTAAAACGTTGTGCTACGTCTGCTAACCTTCCACCACTATTTCTAAATGCTGTGTGTGTCTGTTGCATTGCGTCTCGTAGTTTAAAATAACCAGTTTCCGCATTTGCTATTTTTGTTGGTAAGCTCTGTAGTTCTCTTTGTTGACTACTGAACGTACCATTTAATGATTTAATTTGTGTTTCTAGTGCTTTAACTTCTTTCTCTGTGTTTTTATAAGCTTTAGAAGTGTTAGCTACTACATCTTTGTATTTTAACGCTGCTTCACTTGTTTTACCATACGTACTCTGTAGGTGTTTTAAGTGTTCTTTTTGGCTTTGTAACAGCGTTCCTGTTGTCTTCAAAGTCGCTTGTTTTTGTCTTAGCGAACTTGAAAGCTTGTCTATCTCTTTTGGTAGTTGAGTTGTTGATTGCTTAAGTGCATCATATCTAGACTTTAATAAATTCACATTGCTTGCAGATTGTTTCATCTGTGAAGATAAACCATTCATTTTAGCTTTGTAAACATCATACGCTTTTCCACCACTACCAAGAGATGCTATATTTCTTTTTGCTTCTGCTTGTAATTGTCTTAAGGCGTTTTCACCCTGTTTTAAAGCAGAGGTAAAACTGCCTACTCCTTCTGCTGTCAGTATGACACCGACTTTATCCATGTATCCCGACAAGTTGTTACCTCCTATAACATATTACTGAAATTCATTTCTTTTATTTCTTCATCTTTTGGTTGCTGTTCATTCTGACTATAGTTATCTTCAATGTATTTGTTTATCATGTAAAATACATATTCTAAACTATAGTCAAACATGAACTCCTTTTTAGTCATTCCAAACCATGTTCTACAGCGATAAAACAAGTCATCCCAATCTATTTCTTGCTTTTTTTGTTCTTCTTGTTTTTCTTCTGTTTCGGTTGATGGTCTGAGATATTCACTAGGTCTTCTACCTGTTTGTTTAAAATATTCTTTCCCAATTCACTATCATCTGTGATTCCTAGCATTTCTAATAATGTTGCTGTTTGGTCTCCATACATAGCTTCTTGGTATTTCAAGATGAATAATTCTAATTCAGTATCATTTACGTTCTCTAGTACTTCTTCTATTGTTGTTTTATAACCATTTGCCTTAAGAATTGACACTAAAAATTTAGCTGTTGCTACATTTTTTTCTTTTAAGTAGACTTCATTCCACTCTCCCTGCTTGATTCCAAAATCAGCTTCTAGATATAACCATACTGCTAAATTTGATTTTAATTCAATTTCTCTTCCTAAAATATCTGTTTTAAATGTTTTTACTGTCTTAGTAAATATACTCATTGATTATCCTCCAAAAAAATAAAGAGCTAACAAATGTCAGCTCTTAAAAATTATCCTGCTACAACTACTGTCTCATCAGTTGTTCCTGATTTAAGACATTGTTTAAGTGTTTCTGCATCGTAGAAACCTTGTAATAATAATTTCTCACGATCATATTTATCAGTCTCACGTAAGTCGATTTTACTGAATACTGATTTGTTTTTACTACCAATAACTGGGTAAGCTTTGATTGTAACTTGTGAGATGTTTTCTTTTTTCTCATCTGTTTCAGTTTCTGCGTTAAAGTCTGGGCTTTCGATTTGACATACTGGGAAGTTATAAATAATTTCTTTTCCGTCTTCATCAGTTACAGGGAAAGACCAACGGAACTGTTTGTAACGTGGAGAGTCTCCTTGTACGTAAGCACCATTTGCTAATTTAGTCATACCTGACATTTCTTCTAAGAAACCATCAGGGAAAAATCCGATATCTACTGTCATTTCAACACTAGCGAATTTAACAATATCTCTCGCTTTGATGTTAGAAAGATATACTGTTTTCTCTTTAATTTGTCCTTTGAACGCTACTTTATCAATAGCGAATACTTCATATGTTTTGTCATCATACGTTAAACCTTGTGAACTTGTTGCTTCTGTTTTTACTTTTTGTAAATACCCAGCTCCTACACCAGTTAATAACGCTTTGCTCACTGCTTCTTTTGTTACTGTCATTTATTGTTCCTCCTAAGTATCTAATAATGCTTCTTTTACGTTTCTAGCAAAAGGATCTTTATGTTGCATAGCGGCAGGTCTTACGTGTGGATTTGGTGGTTTATAAACACGACCTTTGCCATATTTACGTCTACGTTTACCACCTTTTGAACGTCCTTTATGTCGTGAAAATCCAGCATGCCAACCTGTCTCATGGAAATATAAGTGTAAGTTAGGTCTACCCGCCCAACCAATCTGACTTTCCATGTTACCGTGACTAGCTACAATACCTGCAACTCCCGCACCAGTTTTGACTAAACCTTTACCCGCTGCTATTCCTTTTGCATCTTCTTTTATTGCTTCTGCTTCTTTTACTATAACTCCGTTAACTTTACTTGTATTACCTGCGATTTTCTCTAAACGTGCTATTGCTTGTTCAAAACCGAATACTTCCATTATGAATAAATCTCCATATAATACATGAATTGAGTTTCTTTTGTATCTTCATCTACATCTATTATTTCATGCCATGCTCCAGTGTTTAGAGTGGTGTCATCTATTGCAGTTTGAAGTTTCATTAATATCTCTGAATTATCTAAATCATGTGGTTTTACATCGAATAAATTAAGTTGGTAAGTATGATGTTTTTTAAATTTTTTATTTGATGATCGTTTCTCAATCGTTCCCACATGAAAATATACTAGTTTTGGGAAGTCTTCCCCATCACTAAATCCATAAGATAATGGTATATCTAACTCTAACCCAGTTATAGTATTAAAAATCAGTTCTTTTGTTGTCATTATCTAACCACCTCCGTTAATGATATTTCAGTTTCATTCTTAACGTGGTTATGATAGATTCTAGCAATCGTATATTTCTTATTATTAATTATCACAAATAGTTTACTTAACAAATAGTCATTAATATTAGTAAATAATCTGATTGCTATTCTTGTTGTTACTTCTGTATCAACTTGTAGTGATTGATACTTTTCGTTAGCAGATACACCTAGATAACGAAACCAAAATTTTCTGATTTCTTTTTCTTCGTGTTCTGCTAACTTAGTATTAAACTTGTCTTTCTTATGGACGTACTCCACAAACTTTACTATTCCATCATTATATGATTGGTTAATCCTGTATTGTCTCATAATCTGCTACCTCTTTTTCTGTAGTAGCTTCTTCAATTTTTTCTAAGAAGTCTTCACCATATTCAGATAGATTTTCAAGCATTTCTTCGTAACGCTTTTCTGAAACTTCCAACACATCACCTACTGAATATAGTTGAGATGTGTGAATGTCTGCGAACTCTCTTAAAATTCTAATCTTCACTTATTTCAGTTCTCCTTTCTTTTTCTAATCTAATTAATAAACTTGATATTTCTCCTAAAAAATTAATGTCAAAATATTCTAATTTGTCGTTGTATTCATATCTTGCACGCTCAAACACTAATGATTTACCTTGCTCGTTGTTCTCAATGTCAAAGAAACCACATTTTTCACACAAAACTGAATAAGAAAAAGACAATAACCTTTTTAGATTATCGTCTTCATCATCATGTAAGATATGCAGTTTATCTTTAAATTGTTTTAACAACGCTTCTGAAACATCAATCATAATCTTACGCTCCAGCTACTAGAGTTAAGTTTTTATCAAATTCTAATTTTACAACAGCTTCTTTATCTACAGGTTTTACATCAAAACGAGTGATTAAACGAGTATCATAAGAGTTACGTGTGAATGCTTTACCACCAACATCAGTTGATTTGATTTCTAATTCATTTAATTCATATACACGTACAGCTTCTTTTAAATCTCCTATGTATAGTGGGAATTTGTTAGCAGTCTCGTTTGGTAAGTGTGTATTAGGTAATACAATTACTTCTTTACCTAATAATGTACGTTTTGTTGGATCAGTTACTACTGGTTGTAGTAAGTAGTTTCCATTTTTATCTTTTAAACTGTCTAACACGTTAAAACCATCTTGGTTAGTTAATACTTTTGTATTATCTAAAAAGATAGGATCTAATGTTACGTTGAAAGCTTCTTTGATTTCATCAACTTTAGTAATTGCTTTTTTAGTTAAAGTTTTTAACACAGCAATAATTTCTTTGTTTTCTGTTACTACTTGTTTTTTCATGAACCATTTACCTAAGTATGCAAGTAAGTTCTCTGGAGAGTCTTGTAATAAGTAACGTGATACAGGTAGAATTCCTCCGAAATTTTTAACTTTGTAATTAATTCTCTCGAATACTTCTGCGTTTATTTCTTGGATTTCTCCTAGTTCAGTAATATCAGTAAGTCCAGTTAATTGACTTGTTTTTTCATATACTTCACTTCCTGATGGAACTACTACTGAACGAACATCAACATAATCTTTTAATGATACGAATGAACGTCTGTACTCGTTAATTGCAGTTCTTACATCTTCAGGTACTAAATATCCACCGTTTTCTCCTTCAGATTCTTTAAGTGGTCCAGCTGCGTTTACAATACCAGATTTGATATAATTTTTAACAGCTACTAGTCCTGTTTCTTCTTTTGGTTCTTCACGTAAATCAACAACTTTATCATCATGTTTTAACGAAATTAAGTTTTGAATTTGGTTGATTTCTTCTGTATATCCTTTGATTTCTTCCATTAATGAGTTTGCTAACTCAGTTTCTTTGTTGTTAATAGCATTTTCTGCCATAGTTACTTTTTCTGCTTTTAATTGCATTAATTCTCTTAATTTTTTATTCATCTAGATTACCTCCAAAAATTCTAAATATTGTTTTGCTCGCTCCGTTTGATATTCATAGTTTTCTTTAATTAACTCTTTAGGAGCATTTTTAAATTTATGTGCTTGTTCTTTAGTTAAGCACGCTGCCATTTTAACTGGCTCTGAAACTTCATCACAAAGTCCTAAGTTGAAACACTCTTCTGCGTTTAACCAGCTCTCTTTGTTCATTAGTTCTCTGATTGTAGTTTCATCTGTCTTATCTTTAACTTTTGCAAGATAAGTATTTACTATCGTGTCATTGATATGGTCTAAATCATCCGCCATTTTTCTTAGGTCGTTTGCATTACCATATACTCCAGTCCATGCATTATGTATCATCATCATTGCATTTTTTGGCATTACTACTTTATCCGCACCCATTGCTATTACTGTTGCAATAGATGCAGCCAAACCATCAATATATGCTGTCACAAATCCCTTATGATTCTTGATTAGTGTGTGAATTGCTTGACCGTCAAACACATCTCCACCATTTGAATTAATATGTAAGTCTATTGAACTAACATCACCTAAGCTTTTTAATTCTTCTGCGAATAATTGTGCTGTCGATTTATCTTCCCACCAGTCATATCCAATGTCAGAATAGATGAAAATTTCTGCCTTTCCATCATTCAAGGCTTTCATCTTCCACTTGTTCATTACCTTTCGCACCTGCTTTCCATAATTGATATTCTTTAATCGTGTCAACTGGAGCATAGTTTAATGACATGAATCGCATGTCACCATACTCTGTATCAATAGTTGACATATCTTCTGAACGTAATATGTCGTTAATTGTGTAAACTCCGACATGTTGCATTTTCTCGTAAAATTCTGCTCGTGATTTTTGGTCTGCTCTTAATTCTGCTTCCATATTGAATTTGAAGTAATATCCACGCTTTTTATCTAGTTCTGTTAGTATCTTAGAATTTAACTCAGATTCAATATTAGTAACATAAGGTAACATAACGTTTTTTACATAGTCCATTGATTGTGTTAGTGCGTTAGAGTGAGTTAATCCGCTGTAGTCTCCGTATTTATACGGTGGAACTTTAAAAATACTAGCAATTTCTGCCTTATTGTATTTCATTGTTTCAATGAACTGTGCGTCAGATTGTGGTATTCCAACACTTTGATAATCTATATCTGGATTCAATATAGCTACGTTATTGTTCTCAAGGTGTTTTTTCCATGATTCCGCTACTGTTTCTTTGTTTTCAGTTGTTAATGGTGTACGTGTTGACTTAAGTATCGCAAGTGGAATACCTTCCCTTTTGAATAAGTTAGAAGCCATTTCACGCCCTTTTTGGTTTCCTTGTATACTTTCCCTTAGTACTTGAACTGGAGAGCGTCCTATTAATCCGTTAATCGACAAGTTTTTAAAATGTAATAGTTCTTCTGCGTTTAACACAACTACTTTACCTTTATACATTGTGTGATACGTTACAGTGTTAGTTTCTGCGTTATATAATACTTTTGTTTCTCTAGGATCTAATGGCACGATTTCTTTTACTTGTCCTCGCTTATCTATTTCTAGATAGTGATAACTATTTCCCCACAAATTTAATTGTGTCATTACTAAGTGTTTCCACTCGAAAGAAGTCATGTTCCTATTTGGTTGATCCTTAAGCAACGGATATGCTGTGTGATGTTTCGCTTTTTCCACTGTTCCGTTAACATCTTGTAATAAGTTCAACGGGTATTTTGCTAAGTCATCAGATAAAACCTTTACTGAGCTATACACTTCAGATGTATTAATAGCACTCTCTTCATTGATATTGTTACGACTGCTATTAAATATATTTAAAAACCAGTCTGACGGATTTCTTAAATCACTTAATTCATTTCCACCTGTCGGTGTTTTATTTTTAAATATCATCCTCTTTTCTCACCTCCTTTCAAAGCTAAAGTTGTCTTTCTAAAACATAGCTACACAACATTAAGACTGCTCCTAACACTATGAAACCTATTGTTTTACAAAATAAAAAGCCTGCGTACACAAAAGACACAAGGCTTGTTAAGAATAATAATCCTATTAATATTTGTAATAATGTTTTCACTAGAAACTAAATTCTCCTTTATCTATCATTTCATTTAAATCATAGCTTATATTGTCGCTGTACATTGCACGTGTAAAAGCGAAAATACCAGCTGCTGCCATATCTATCCTATCGCTAGACTTTTTCTTGTCTAACATGATGTTATCTTGAGCATCTGATTTTGTTACTGCGTTACCCATACACCATGTGAGAGCTTTGTTCCCATCATGATGTATTTTGCCTTCGTAAACACATTCTCTAAAATGTTTTGTTGGCTCATTTAACGTTAATACACCTTGTCTGACTTCAACCATTAAATAACCTAGCTTTTCCATAGTTTGAGACCATTGAGTAGCGTTGTAAGGATCATAACACACTTCTTGAACGCTGTATTTGTTTCTCAATTCCTCAATATAATCAATTACAAAATCATAATCGATTACTTCTCCTGGTGTTTTAACAATCCAACCTTCCTCTATCCATTGAGAATAGTTAACACGGTCAGTGTTCATACGTTGAAATAACATATCTTCAGGCATAAATCCTTTACTACGTATTGCGTATTTATCATCACCTAATACGAATATAGAAGTAACCGCTGTTAAGTCTAACCTTTTTGATAAGTCAACTCCTACAAAGCACGGTTTACCCTCTAGTTCATCGTCAGATACTTCACAAAGTTTCCATTTTCTCATGTCCATATATTTATTTTCTGGAGCATTTACCCAGATGTTCATATTCTTTGTTAAGAATTTAGACATTGTTTCTGGCTTGTCAAGAGCTTCTTTTAATCTTTCACGTAAGAATTTCACACCCTCCGAATAACTAGCTAATATTGGATTAGCTTTCACCCAATTCGACTCATCTTTTATATCGTCTCCTTTATCTAACTCGCAAACCATAGCGTAATAACCATTATTTTCAACTGGATTATTAGGATCTAATAATTTACTAACATAATCATATTCAGTTGAGTAACACGGATTGTTTAAATTAAATCCTGCTGTTGTTATTATGACTATCAACGGTTGACTTCTCGCACCTTGTCCAGATTCTATTACGTCTAGTATTTCATCTGTAGGGTGTGCGTGATATTCGTCCATTGCTCCAACCTGTGGGTTAAATCCGTCTGCGGTCTTTCCAGAATCTCGAGAAAGAGCCATAATATAACTGTTGCTTTTTTCATGTTCAATTAAGCTACGTGTGATTTTAAATCTATTTCTAATTTGACTACCTTGTATTTGTGCTTTAATCTCTTTAAACACAATATTTGCTTGGTCTCGCTTTGTTGCTCCTATATACGCTTCTGATGATGATTCTCCAAAAGCGGATATTTCATAAGACAAACAACAAGCTACATCTTGTGATTTAGCGTTCTTACGTCCTACTTGATAGTAAAACTTTCTAAATCTTCTTACACCAGTATCTTTATGAATCCAACCATAAATGTTAGACCAGTTAAAAATTTGTATTGGAGCAGGATCTATATTTTGTCCAGCTAGTTTACCTTTAGTGTGTTTAAATAATGACATCCACTCTAAAAAATTCATAGCTTTATCATCATCAAAAATAAAAGGAAACTCTTCAGTTCCCTCTCTTTCTAAATCTTTTATAAATCTTAAACACGCCCATTTCTCTTTTTCACAAGCTATTCGTTCTCCATCAACTGCTTGTCTCGCCCACTCCTTCATTGCATCCTTTAACATTATAGGTTAGCAAACCTTTCTTTTACAGGATCTACAGGAGCTTCTGAATATGCCTTGTCCATAGCAATTTTCGCCCTTGCTACTGGTGTTAATCCTAATTCAGATTGTAGAGATTTGAGTGTGTTAAATAAATCTTTCTGCCTAATCAGTAATGGATGTTGTCCAAGTCCATAATCTTTAGTTCGTTCTGCTTCAACTAGTTTACCGTGTCGTCTAAGCTCACGTTCTGTTTCTTTGTTATAACCTTGGTCTGTCATTAATCCGTCACGCTGTATAATCTGACTACAGTCTACGTATTTTTCGTAAGTGTCACAATAAATAGCTAACACGTGTAAGTCAAGATTATTTAATAAGTCTATTGAGTCTGCTTGTGCAACTATAAACCTAAATTCTTTCTTTGCTAAGTCACCTAACCACTTAGGCGGCTTTAGTTTATCTTTTGGTAATTTTAACTCGGATTCTACCTGTTTTCTTGCCTCTAATTTTTGCTTTGAAACACCTTGTCTTTTTCCACTCAAAACCTTGAGAGACATTGGTTCTGCTTTCCTTGCCAAAATTATCACCACCTTTCTAAATCTACCTTATTTGAAAAAAATAATTAAATGCATTTTGCGTACAGAAGAG